GCCTGCTGCAGCATAAGCCGTGGACTGTAACAATAAGGCTGCCACTAACGCAAAGACGGCAAAAGTTCGTTTAATCTTCATTGACATCTTCCTCATTCAAATCAGATAAATTTGTGAGAACACAAACGAGACCAGATAAAAGAGTGGTTGAAACAACCACTCTCCAATCGATTTGTGTAATCAACGTGCTAGCTCCAATGATACCAACTGCTGATTGTGCCATAGTTTTTAAAACCTTAACTCCCAATTTTTCAAAATACTTTTTCATTTTACCACCTCATTCTCTAGCTTTGAAATTCGTTCATCAACGTACTTGCTGTGTTCTTCCAGTCTGTAAGTACGTTCAATCACGCCGTTATGCTTATCAACTTGCTTTTTCAGCTCTTTAATTTGATAATTAGTCAAATTAGTGCTTGTTATAATCCCACCAAAAGTTCCGATGAGGCTTGCAACAAACGAGAAAAGTCCTGTCAAAATATCACTGTGCATATATCTTCTCTCACTCCCTAAGCTTATTCAGCGGTTTCTTCAGTTAGTTCTGCCAAGAGCTCGTCATCCTCAACCATAAGAGCGATTTGTTCTTTAACTTTTGGTTTCAAAACTTTAGGAACACGTTTAAAAGGGTAGTTCCCGTCAACAATGTTTGAAGCGTAAAATTTTACAATCATATTTTTTATCCTTTCTTTGTAGCTTCACTTGATAATGTATTCAAGTCATCATCTGTAAGCACATTCTTTTCATAAAACTTATCAATGATATTCATAAATGTTACTTGTGCTTCCTTAAATCGTTCTTCAATCTTTGTGATTGATTGGTTGGCTTTTTCGGTTAAAGCGTTAAGCTCATTAAATTTCTCATTTTCCGCACGCTGTGGGAAGTTTTCTTGATAGATCACCTCAAGTGCTTCTTTCAGTAATTCAGTGTTTGATAAGTCGATTTTCTCGACTGGCAAAAAGACAGGAACGTAAGCCCCATCTCGATTTTTCAAAACTACTTTTGTGGCGTAAGCTGCACCACTTGCATCGTATTCTTTCGATTTAGATTCGTATTCAAATTTCATTTTTATTTTTACCTTTCTTTTATAACATAACGGTTAGTTGGCCGAAAAATTTTATCCCGTTTCCTGATTGCAACATAGTGAAATTGTTACCTCCCTCATCGACTTGGACATTATATTGTTTATTTGCCCAAACATTCCATCCCGTAACTACAAACATATAGGATTGAGGAGCTTTAAATATTTCTGGAGGCACACTAGCTAATAGAAAATCTTCTCCATTACCCGTAAAGCTAAATTTAATAGTCAGCACATCTCCGACACGTTTATAGAAGCTACCATCAACACCAGCTGGTTGCCAGCCCGTGTTAATTAGATTTGGATTATCGTTTCTTGCAAATTCCTTCCACGGCTCCCAATCGTCGATTATTTTCGACCATCGATGATGTCTGAAGAATAGCTGTCCATTATTGCTCCAAAAAGTCTGAATAGCTTCTTTATAATCATCAACATTTTTACCATAACAACTGTAGTGAAATAAATAGCCCCAAACACCATTAGGATTTCCATACCCGTCAGGTGCAAGGTAATATTGACCAGGTTGGTCTATCAAATTTGCATTCTTAACGACAGGCTTTCCATCTACCCATTTCGGAGCGCCGTTATTGCTGGTTAGCTGATATTGCTGAATCTGACTGTTGTTAGCATAAATATCCCCATCAACGTCAAGCGCTCCACGTTCCCGATATTTACCAATCCCAACGCCTTGACGGTCATAGGTCATAATAACTTCATCGGTTGGAACGGTGACTTGGAATGAAGCGCTTGTAAACTCATCTTCTAATTTACCTGTAACTATATATGATGTATCTGCAGGATAACGATTACCAAGGTTTGCATCAGATGCGTTAAATTCAGAAACCTGTGACCAACTTCCACCAGCTTGGCCATTATCTAGAACCTCAGTATCAGAACCGAATTTTCGTGTGGTGAAAGTCAGCTTCATGGTGTTTTTCTGCACGCCGTTAACAGTCAATGGTGCAATTTTAGCGAATCTCTTAATAGTTAGGATATCTAACTTCTTATCACTTCTCTTAACCTCGAATCTTAGTGCTGGGCTAAAATAGAATAGAAACATTAGTTTCGTCTCTACCCAATCAGACCATATCCCACGAGAATCTAGAACCCTTCCTCTTAAGGTCATTTCAGTGTCTTTGTTAACAGACACCTCACGCAACACTCCGCCATTCTCAGTAACAGAATTGTTAGCGCCAACAATTTCAGCATAGTAACCAGCTATGGTAGCCCCGCTCTTGGCTTGAGCTCCATTAAATGTAACTTTGACAAGCGACATGATGGAAACAAAATGCGTTGATTCTGGGATTACTCTTTGAGATACTGGATTAGCATCTGTCAACGTGAAACCAGTTAACGACGGCTTCATGTTATTTGTGATAACACTTGCCGTGAACGTTGTCGACTGTGTTTGAATGAAATTTCCATTAATATAAGTATCTACATATATAGTACCCCGTCCACTTGTTGAATTTGGTATATCGTTAGCGAAATCTTCTGGGATTGTCCATTTATACGACGTTCCAACATTGTCGGCAATTTTACCTTGTTTGTTGTACCAAGAATAGCGTAGTGTATGTGTAGCGCCACCTACTTTTTTATCGATAGAGATGTCTACTTGATTGCCAATGAATCCATCAGACACTCTCACCGAGCTTCCCCTTGGGATAGTTGTCAGTGTTATGGTTTGGCTTCCTATGTCTAGGTTTCCAGGACTCCAACCACCCGACCCATTAAAGTGAGCGTGTACACCGAAGACACCAGTACCATCATCAGCATGTCTAACAGTAATTGTTTGGTCTATCAATTGGATTGTTTGATTCCACCCTAGAACACTTGGAGAACCTGACCAATTCAATCGTTGACCGTTAAACTCGACAAAAGCACTACATTGATATTGAGCAAACGTAGTTGTCGTATTTAGTAACGCTAATCGCAATCTAACTTGACTTGTATTGTTTTGGATATCTTGACCAACCTGGTCGACCCAAAGACGGATACGATATCCACGGTCGTTATTACTCCAAAATTCAGCCATTATGCACCTCCTACGTATCTAATGACATTACGGTCTGGATTCAATAAATCTTGTTCCTCTCGATATCGTCCGATTTGGATAGTTTTAGAGAAAATACCGTTTTCGATATTGATGACACCTTTTGAAATGTACATTACCTCGTTCCCAGCTGAGAACATTGAGATACGCCCGTTTGGATTGAACATGATAGAGCTTGATTTATCTTTTTTACCAATAACAAAACCATCATTTGATGCTGCCATGTAGTTGTCGATAAAATTCCAACGCTCTGACATATCGTTTAAGTTATTCTCTAGTTTCACTACTCGTGCACTGGCATCTGCCAAAGCCTTTTGAGCCTGCGCACGATCTGCGCTATTTGCATTAACAAAATCTTGATAAGCCTTAATCCATTGATTAACAGTGTCAAGGGATGCTTTGGCTTCGAACTCTGCTTTCATCACAGAATTAATTTCACTTAATTTATTCAACTGAGCCTGTGTTAGTGCATTATCAGCCTTAGTGTCAATTTCATCTTGTATGTCTTCAATTGCAGGTGTCCACTGAGTAGGTATATTTCCTTCTTCAAGCTTAATATTCTTAATTATTAACCAATTACCGTTTGTTGTCGGCATGCCGTCTATGTGTACAACCTGCCATTTTTTAATATTTGGCAAAGTTTCTTTACTTGTCAAAACGCACGATACCTTATTCCACTGATTTGCTAATGCTTTATTCATAGAAACAGTATCAGTAAACGCCTCTTTAAAGTCTGCTTGCACTAGCGTTGCATCGAAAGTTACATCAACGCTTGTTTTAACATCGAACGAAAGAACATACTTTGTGTTCGGCTGTATGAGTTCACGCAGCAAGCCTTCATATCGAATGAAATTCCAACCAGTGTTTGCTGTTGTTGAACCTTTGATTAGTTTCACAGCACGAATGCCATCAACATTTACTTCTTCAACGCTCTTGTCGCCGTCGGAAAGCTGCCAATCCCAATTAGTAACACCTTGATTGGTTTTTACAAGCAAATTCCGACCCCCAACCGATATACTACCCGCAGTGTCATTCCACGTGTAGTCAGAAGGATTAGTGCTGTCTTCTTTTATGAAGTTGGTTAGCACACCTAAATAACGTTTACTTCCAGTCTGTGTCAAACTGAAACCAGTTCTACCATCGGCACTGTCTGCATAAGCGAAGTGGACGTAAGGTGTTCTTCCGTCCGCACCTTTAGGACCGGGAATCCCATCACGACCATCGCTACCTTTCCACTTAGACCATCGATAATCTTGTGGGTTTTTGCTATCTTCGGCATTGAAGTCTTGGTACATACCAATATAGGCTTTATTATTATCTGTTTGACTAAAGCCACTACCTGAAATCGTGTCAGCATAAGCGATATGTGTATATTGCGTTTTACCGTCAGCACCTTTAGGACCGGGAATACCTTGGTCACCCTTAGGTCCTTTTGGTCCAGCTTTCCCATCGTTTCCTCGTATCAGACTCCAAGTATAATCTTGAGGGTTAGGACTATCTACTTGCATGTAGTTTGTGTAATGACCGATGTAACTAGGAAAGTCAGCAGTTGTGACTTCGCTTGCTGAAGGCATCCATGGAGTAGCGGTTGAGCCTTCTTCCCATTTGTGTCCAGCCGTCCATAACATTATATCTGTTGATGAAGATCTTATTTCGTATCGGACAAAAATGGCGTCCTTTGCTTTCAAAGTTACAGTAAAACTATCTCTAGTCCAGTCAAAGTTGTTACTAAAGTACCTTATTAATGAGTCTTCGTTTTTACCATTAAGATCCACGGCTCTTATAATATTTACATTATTTCCTGAACTTTTGACATAAGCTGAGAAAGTATAAGTACCGTCTTTCGGAGCTATAAATGTTTTACCAGTGCCCCACCAATTATATGTTCGTTTCTTAACTGTTAGACCTTTATATGTTCCGTCGTTTTCCCAGTACTCATGATACACCCAATTCCCACTAAAATCTCTTGTACCATCCAGCAAATTCAAATTCGGATAAACAGTAGTGAATCTATCCTTGCCATCAGCACTGTAAGCCCATGC